GCCAAGCGTGACCGCGTCGAGAACTACGAGTCGGTCAACGAAGCGTATGTCGTCGAAGACCTGGGCTGTGCGGCCATGGCCGAAAACATCGTCCTGGCCTGAGGGTAGAAGCATGAGCAATCCCTGCCGCCGCCACTTCCAGCGTGTCACCGCCGCCCTTGCGGCGGCGGCAGTTGCCCCGCAACAGACCATGGAAGGCGCCAACGCCTACGAACTGCAAATGGCTGCCCTGCACCAGGACGCACTGCGTCTCAAGCAGATCCAGTCCATCAGCGACAAAGCCAAGCTCAAGGTGCAGCTGGTTACCGCCTACGAACCCTACGTCGCCGGCGTGCTGGAAGCGGGCCAAGGTGCCCAGGACGACGTGCTCACCACCGTCATGACCTGGCGCATCGACGCCGGCCTGTACCACCAAGCGTTGGAAATCGCCCGCTACGTGTTGCAGCACAAGCTGATTCTGCCGGATCGCTTCCGCCGCACCGTCGGCTGTTACGTCGCCGAGGAAATCGCCACCGCAGCGCTCGACGCCCTCAAGGCAGAAAGCTCATTCGATAGCGACGTACTCATCGCCACCGAGCAGCTCACCCGCGACCAGGACATGCCCGACGAAGCCCGCGCCAAGCTGCACCTGGCAATCGGCCGCGTTGTGGCGTTTGAAGTGCCCGATAAGCCCACCGCGGAAGGTATCGCCCGTTTGCAGGCGGCGCGCACCCACCTGGCCAGGGCCATCGAACTGCACTCCGGTTGCGGCGGCAAGAAAGACCTGGAACGGCTCGCCAGCCGCCTGAAGAAAATCGCTGAGCAAAAGCCCAGCTAACCGAGCGTCACCCGCACCCGGGCGGCTCGGGGTCGATCAATGGGTTTACTCCTTTCCCAATTGTGACGCCCCGACCACCGCCCTCTAATTCAGAGCCAGAACATGAGCGGATTCATTGCCGGCGGCACGCCGCCAAGCGGCCACATCAACACCGACCCGTTCTGGCCAACGATTGATCTCGACGCCATGCGCGCAGCGCTGCGCATCGACGGCTCAGTCACCCAGGCTCGCCTTGAAACGGCCGTTATCGCTGCCGCCATCAGCATCAACCGCGAGCTGCTCAAGTGGCGCTTCGCCCAAGTTGCTGCCGGCCACGAAACGCTGGCCGATGTCCCGGCCAGCAAGGTCAACGACCAGTCCGAACTGGTCCACCTCTACACCCGCGCCATCCAGGCCGCCACCGGCGCCGAAGTGTGCGAGCGCTACCGCAGCTACGACACCACCGCCAGCGGCGACAAGAAGGCCGAAAGCCTGCAAGAGAACATCGACGATTACCGCCGCGACCAGCGCTGGGCGATCAGCGACTTGCTGGGCACGCGCCGCACCAAGGTGGAGTTGATCTGATGGCCACCATCCGTGCTCACCAGCACGAAACCGTCGACGCACTCTGCTGGCGGCACTACGGCCGCACCGCTGGCGTTGTCGAGGCCGTGCTCGAGGCCAACCCCGGTCTCGCCGACCTCGGCCCCAACCTTCCACAAGGCCACCCCGTCACCCTGCCCGAAACTGCGCCCGAGCCCGAGCGTCAGGCGGTGCAGCTATGGGACTGAACATTCACACCACAGGGCAAAGGAACCATGAAAATGCCTGACCGTCCCGACACCTGGGCCTGGCTCGCCACCTGGCTTGAACACAACTGGCCCGCGCTTTATAGCGGCGCGCTCGCGTTCGGCATCGCCGCCCTGCGCATCATTTACGGCGGCGGCAACCTGCGCCGTGTTGCGCTCGAAGCCCCGCTTTGCGGCTTCCTGGCCATGGCCATCAGCCACGGCTTGGAGCTGCTGGGCATCCCGGCAACTACCGCTCCGTTTTTCGGGGGCGCGGTCGGGCTGCTCGGCGTCGAAGGCACCCGCGCCCTCGCCCAACGCTTCTTTGATCGCAAGGTGGATTCCGTATGAGCCAGACACTTCGCCACGGCGATCGCTCCCAGGCCGTCATGCAGCTGCAACGCTCGCTCACCGCCCGCGGTTTCGCGCTGTTCCCAGATGGTGATTTCGGCGACGAAACCGAGAAAGCCGTCCGCGCTTTCCAGCTCAAAGCGGGTCTGGTGGTCGACGGCGTGGCCGGGTCGAAAACTCAGGCCGCGCTGGCCGGTGCGGATTGCTCGCGCCTGCTGTCCAACGCCACCCTGGTCGCTGCAGCTAAACGCCTGGGCGTCGAGCTGGCTACGGTCTACGCGGTTAACGAAGTGGAGTCCGCCGGCGCCGGCTTCCTCAGCAACGGCAAGCCCGCCATCCTGTTCGAACGCCACATCATGCACCGCCAGTTGAGCGCCCCGCGTAGCGCTGCCGATGACGCCGGCAAGCGCAAGGCCCGTGCGGATCTGCTGGCCACCGAATTCCCCAACCTGGTTAACACCCGCCCCGGTGGTTACGCCGGCGGCGTGGCCGAGCACCAGCGCCTGGCACAGGCCCGCCAGCTCGACGACACCGCCGCGCTGGAGTCAGCCAGCTGGGGCGCCTTCCAGATCATGGGCTTCCATGCCACCAGCCTCGGCTACGCCAGCGTCCAGGCCTTCGCCGCCTCCATGGCACAGGACGAAAACCAGCAGTTCAACGCCTTCGTGGGGTTCATCGAAGCCCACCCCGGCCTGCACAAGGCGCTGAAGGCGCGTAAATGGGCGGACTTCGCCAAGCAATACAACGGCCCCAGCTACGCCCGCAACCTCTACGACGTGAAGCTGCAGCGCGCCTACGAGCGCCACGCCGGCTGTGGCTGCGGCCAGGCGGTGGCGGCATGAGCTTGTTTTTCAAGCGGATACCCTCAGCCGAAATGGGCACCAAGTACACCCATATAGGCCTGTTCGTTGGATGTGTTCCGGTTTACATCGGCGCCGTTGATAGCGACAGCCCATTTCTGACAGAGCGCAATGGTGTACCGGCCGGCACTCTTGAGTGTGTGGCTGCCCTATTCGGGCTGGCCTGCATGCTCAGAAGCCTGGTTGACCCGCACTTTGAACAGACATTTTGGATCAAGATCACAGGGAGGTTCGAACGCAAGTGACCATCCTCCGCCAAGCCGCCTACTGCCTCCCCCTGCTGCTGGCCATGGCCCTGGTCACCTGGGGCAGTTACCAGCAGAGCCAGGCCGCTAAGGCCCAGGCCAAGGCCGACGCCGAGCGCATCGCCACCCTAGAACAGCGCAGCAACCGCCAGGCCAAAACCATCATCAACCTGGGCGCCGATATCGCCGCCCAACGCTTGGCCCACCAGAAACTTCAGAACACCCGCGCCGAGCTGCAGCAGGCAACCGCCGCGCACCAGGTGCAGAAAAAGGAGACCGTCCGCAATGACCCGCCTGCTCAGAACTGGGCTGCTCAGCCCCTGCCTGCTCTCACTCGCCGCCTGCATGAGCGCCCCGCCATCACCGGAGCCGCTAGTTACCGTGCATTCCTGTCCGGTCGTAACGCGCTGCACCCTGCCGCCGGCGGCGCCGATCGCTAACGGCGAGCTCAGCGACGACAACGACGCCATCCTCGCCGCCTGGGCCGACTGCGCCGCCCAGGTCGATGCCGTGTACGACCACAACCAGCAGAGGCCCGCACAGTGAACAAGCCCAACAGCCTGCGCGAACACTTGCTCGCAGTCGTGCCAGATCTGGCCCACAACCCGGACCGGCTGCTCATTTTCATCGATGACGGCACCCTGCGCTGCACCTCGGCCGCGTCCCTGTCCTGGGAATACGTCTACACCCTGCAGGTCATCCTCACCGACTTCGCCGGCCACCCGGACAGCGTCATGCTGCCCCTGCTCGGCTGGATCAGCGTTCACCAGAACGAGTTGCTGGCCAACCTGGAGAAATCCGCCCAAGGCATTGGCTTCGAAGTCGACGTGCTCGACGCCAGCAAGGTCGACCTCGCCATCAGCCTGCCGCTCACCGAGCGCGTCATCGTCGCTAAGAACGACCAAGGCAGTACCACCCTGACCCATCCGCAGGAACCGCAACCGGCCATGGCCATACTCGACCCAGCCTGGCCAGCGGCAGGCGCCGACGCTACGCGCGAGTGGTACGTGCCGCATGGCTGACACCCTCGACGACCTGTCCGGCTGGCTAACGCCCCTACTCATGCGCCTGGAGCCCAAGCAACGCGCCATGCTCGCCCGGGAAGCTGCCAAGCGCCTGCGCCGTAGCCAGCAGCAGCGCATCCTGGTGCAGCGCAACCCTGACGGCACCGCCTTCGCCCCGCGCAAGGCCCGGCAACTGCGCGGCAAGCAAGGCCGCATCAAAGCCCGCGCCAAAATGTTCACCAAGCTGCGCACCGCCCGCTACATCAAAGCCCAGGGCAACGCGGCCGAGGCCACAGTCGGCTTCGCTGGCCGCATCAACCGCATCGCTCGCATTCACCAGTACGGTTTGCGCGATCGCCCCGACAAAGGCATGCGTGACGTGCAGTACGCCCAACGCGAGCTGCTCGGCTTCAGCCCTGGGGATCGCGACATGGTCAGCGACCTTTTGCTCGATCACCTAACGCAGTGAGGCTTGCAAACAATTGAGCCTTAGTGGCAACGTGCTGGCATACCTTTCGCCTACAAGGACGTGTCTGTGCAACAGATAAAAATCGCGCTGCTGATCGACTGCGACAATGTCAGCCACAACGCCATTTCCGGCGTACTGGACGAGCTGGCCAAGTACGGAATGGTCAACATCCGCCATGCACATGGCGATTGGAAAAGTGACAACCTCAATGGTTGGGTCGAAAAACTTCATCCCTGCGCAATCCGCCCAATGCAGCAATTCGCCTACACCAAAGGCAAGAATGCTACCGATTCCGCCATGATCATCGACGCTATGGATCTGCTCTACACCAAGAACGTCGATGCCTTCGCCCTCATGACCAGCGACAGCGACTTCACCCCTCTGGTGCTACGCCTGCAGGAAAGCGGAGTTCCCGTTTACGGTTTCGGTGAAACGAAAACGCCTCAACCTTTTGTAGATGCCTGCTCTTCCTTCATCTATGTAGAGAACCTGATTCCAGTTGACGAAAAACTGCCCGTTGAGCAGCAGTCGAAGAAGAAGACACGCAACGAACTCCGCGGCGACACCTCACTGGTCCGCTTGCTTCGCACCGCAGCAGATCGCACAGCGGGTGATGACGGTTGGTCCCACCTCAGCAAATTCAGCGAGTACATTCACAACAACAGCTCATTCTCAGCCGTTAACTACGGCTACCAGAAAATGGGCGAGCTAATTCGCGCCTCGGAGCTATTTGAAATAAACATGCGCTACGAGGGTACTGCCATGTTTATACGTAACCAACGCAAACAGGTACCGGCAGTTCAGGCATCTGATATAGAAACGGCTTAAACGAAATAGCGTCTCTGACGTTGTAACCCGCCCCGCTACAACTCCCACCTGCTGCGCCCCTCGCGCGAGGGCGCCACCATCGCGGCATGAACTCATTCGCCGCCCTTGCACGCCTGATCGAGAACCTTGTCCGCCTCGGCACCATCGCCGAGGTGGACGTGGTGAAAGCCCGCGCGCGGGTCAAATCAGGCGAGTTGCTCACCACCTGGCTGCCTTGGCTCGCCCTGCGCGCTGGCGCGGACCGCGAGTGGAATCCGCCCACTGTTGGCGAACAGGTGCTGCTGCTCAGCCCATCCGGCCAGCTCGCCCAGGGCATCGTGCTTACCGGCCTGTTCAGCGAAACCAACCCAGCCAATGGCGACCGCACTGGCCTGCACCGCACCACCTATCGCGACGGCGCTGTGATCGAGTACGACAGCCTCGCTAGCCACCTGCGCGCCGTGCTGCCTGATGGCGGTACCACCGAACTGATCAGTCTGGGCGGCATCACCATCACCGGGGATATCACGCACCAGGGCAACTACACCCAAACCGGCAACCAGAGCGTCACCGGCACGGTGGAAGTAACCGAAGACGTCATCGCCGCCGGCATCAGCCTGGTCAACCACCTGCACGGCGGCGTCACGCCCGGCAACGGCAAAACGGGTACACCCGTATGAACCGACAAACCGGCATCACCATCACCGAAGTCGAGCACATCACCCAGAGCATCGCCGACATCCTCGGCACCCGCCTGGGTACCCGCGTCATGCGCCGCGAGTACGGCAGCCAGCTGGTCGACCTGATCGACCAACCCGGCAACGACGTCACCCGCCTGCTCTGCTACGCCGCCATCACTATCGCGCTCATGCGCTGGGAGCCGCGCATCCGCCTCAGCCGCGTGCAGCTTGATGCCGGCACCATGGGCGGCCAGTTCGTGCTCACCATCGAAGCCACCCGCGTTGATTCCAACGAGCCCCTCAGCCTCACCATTCCGCTGCGCATGGGGGCTTCCGCATGAACGTCTGGACGCCGATTGACCTTTCCGCCCTGCCCGACCCGCAAGTCGTTGAGCTGCTCGACTACGAAAGCATCCTCGCCGAGCGCAAGGCCTACACCGTCAGCCTCTGGCCCGCTGCCGAGCAGCCGGCCATTGCCGCGCGCCTGGCCCTGGAGTCCGAGCCGCTCACCAAGCTTGTGCAGGAAAACGCCTACCGGGAAATGCTGCTACGGCAGCGCGTCAACGAAGCGGCCTTGGCCACCATGCTCGCCAAGGCCCGCGGTACCGACCTGGAGCAAATCGCCGCCAACTACAACGTGCAGCGCCTCACCGTCACCACAGCGACGGACACCGAAGCCGCGGTCATGGAGTCGGACGAAGCCCTGCGCGAGCGCACCCAAATGGCGTTCGAGGGCCTCAGCACCGCCGGCCCGCGCAACGCCTACATCTTTCACGCCCGCAGCGCAGACGGGCGCATCGCGGATGCCACCGCCGAAAGCCCATCACCCGCTGTCGTGGTGGTTACCGTGCAGCACGCCCTGGGCGACGGCGCCGTGCCGGCAGACCTGCAGGCCATCGTGCACCAGTACCTGTCCGATGAAGACCGCCGCCCGGTTGCCGACCGCCTCACCGTCCAATCGGCTCAGGTGCTGCCCTACCAGGTCACCGCCCAGCTGCACCTGGCCACCACTGGCCCGGAGGCCGAGCCAATCCTCGCCGCCGCCCAGCAGCGCCTGGATGCCCTGGTGCACACCCGCCGCCGCTTGGGCGTAGAGGTGCCCGCCTCATCCATCTACGCCGCGCTCCACGTCGAGGGCGTGCGCCGTGTGGATCTGCAAGGCTGGGCCGACATCAAGCCGACACCCGCCCAGGCCGCCTACTGCAACGGCACATTCATCAGCATCGCGGGGCAGCTATGAGCATCGCCCTGCTGCCCTCCAACGCCACCCAGCTCGAGCGGCTCGCCGCCCAGGCCCTGGCCCAGATCGAGCGCGTGCCGGTACCGATCCGCGATCTGCTCAGCCCAACCCGCTGCCCAGTCGAGCTGCTGCCCTACCTGGCCTGGGCATTTTCGGTTGACCGGTGGGAAAGCACTTGGAGCGAAACCACCAAACGCCAGGTCATCGCCAGCGCCTACTACGTGCACGCCCACAAGGGCACCATCGGCGCGCTGCGCCGCGTGGTCGAGCCGCTGGGCTACCTGCTGCGCGTCACCGAGTGGTGGCAGGAAAAGCCCGAGGGCGTGCCCGGCACCTTCCGGCTCGATATCGGCGTGCTGGAGTCCGGCATCACCGAAGAGATGTTCGAGTCCCTCACCCTGCTGATCGACGACGCCAAGCCCGTCAGCCGCCACCTCATTGGCCTGGCCATCGTGCTCGAAACACGCGGCACCACCTATATGGGCGCCGCCGCCCTGCTCGGCGACACCACCACCGTCTACCCCTACGAACCCGGCCCCATTGAGGTCCGCGCGCCCGCGATCCTCCAGGGCGGCGCCGCCCACATCATTGACATCATGAGCGTCTACCCATGAGCACCTACTACGCCATCCTCACCGCAGTGGGCGAAGCCAAGCTCGCCAACGCCACCGCCCTCGGTACCAAGCTGCTGCTCAGCGCAATGGCGGTAGGCGACGGCAACGGCGCCTTGCCCGTTCCCGTCCGTTCTCAAACTGCCCTGGTGCGTGAGACCTACCGCGCCGACCTCAACAACTTGAGCGTTGATCCGCTCAACGCCAGCCAGATCATTGCCGAACTGGTCATCCCAGAAACCGAGGGCGGCTACTGGCTGCGCGAAATGGGAATCTATGATGCTGCCGGCGACCTGTTCGCCATCGCTAACTGCCCGCCCAGCTACAAGCCGCAGATGGCCGAAGGCTCAGGCCGCACCCAGGTGCTGCGCATGGTGCTCATCGTCAGCAGCACGGCGGCTGTGCAACTGCGCATCGATCCCAGCATCGTCCTGGCCACCCGTGCGTTCGCGGAAAGCCTCATCACCGTACATATGGAGGCAGCTGACCCGCACAAGCAGTACCAACTGCGTGGCGGCTTCACCAGCCTCAACGCCAACACCCAGCTGAGCGCAACGCATGAAGGCGTCGTAATCCTCGACGCCACCGCCGGCGATCGCACATTGACGCTCCCGGCGGCCACTGCCGAGTTCGGCATCCGCGACTTACTGATCCGCCGCCTCGACAACAGCGGCAACCGCGCCAAAGTCCAGGCAAACGGCACCGACAAAATCAAATTTCACACCCATCTGCGCGCCGAGGGGTACGGCTTCTTCTACCTGATGGGTGCCGGCGACTGGTGGCACCTGCGCAGTGACAAGGCAGGCAGCTGGTGGCCGATTGGCCGCCACGATAGTGATGCCCTTGGGCGTCCGGTGTTTGAAACTACCACCATGGTCGCCCCCGGCGGCTGGGGCGTATTCGCAGGTGGCAGCTTTGTCCGGGCAGACTGGCCTTGGCTGTGGGACCACGCGCAGCAATCCGGAATGCTCACCACAGAAGCGGCGCGATTAGGCATGGAAGGTGGTTGGACCAGCGGAGACGCGGCGACGACATTCAGAGGCCCCGATGGTCGTGCAGAGTTTCTGCGCGTTTTGGATGATTCCCGCGGTGTTAACCCCGCCCGCAAAGCGGGTAGCAACCAGCAGCAGTCGATCCAAAGCCACGACCATGAAATGTGGGCGACAGGGATCTATACCAGCGTAGTTCCAGGCCAAGGCGGCGCGGTGTCACCTTGGGTAAATGGTAGCGCCGGCTCGTTGAGAACCGGAAAGTCCGGAGACACCGAAACTACCCCGCGAAATATCGCCTACCCCGGCCGCATCAAACTGATCTGAGGACACCCCATGACCACCTACTATATGCTCGACCCCCAGGGTGTCCTCTCGGGCCCCGTAGAGCTCCCCGTCATTCCCGGCCTCGGCATCCAGCTGCCAAGCAACGCCGTGGGCCTCAAGCAAGAGCTGGGCGCCCCTCCGGCTGGCAAATGCTGGGTCCTGGTCAACGCCAAAGCCGCCCTGGTTGCGGACTGCCGAGGCGAGGTCTACAGCACCGAAACCGGCGAGCCTGTGCAACACACTGAGCCCGGCCAGCTCCCTGAAGGGCTGACCAGCACACCGAGACCCACGGCTGACTACGCTTGGGGAGATGGCAAATGGACGTTGGACCCATCGCTGCAGGCGCAGAACCAAGCCGCCGCCCGTAAAGCTCAGCATGTGCTGATCGACACCGAGCGCGACCGCCGTATCGATGCCGGCATCGAGTTCCAGGGCGTGAAGTTCCAATCCCGCGCCACCGACCGCGAGAACATCGCCGGCGCCGCTCAATTGGGTTTTATGGCCGTAGTCGCGGGCGCGCAGCCCGGCGACCTGCGCTGGTCAGATCCCGAACAGGACTTCACCTGGATCGCCAGCGATAACAGCCTGTTCCCGATGGACGCCCACACCGCCGTTGCACTCGGCAAGGCTGCAGCAGAGCGTAAGCAGGTACTCATCTTCGCCGCTCGCCAGCTGAAGGACATGGAGTCTATTCCCGCCGACTACACCAATGACAAATGGTGGCCCTGATCGCCACGGCCTGATTTTCCTGGGGAGGGTTAGCCCCGCTTCGGCGGGGTTTTTTTATGCCTATTTGCCCTGAGCGGATTTATCAAAACCAAGCTACTGAGGCTGCAGGTAACCCAAGGCCGCCCAGCAAAATGCTCCCATCCCAAGACAGAAGCATGCGAAACCTATTAAACCGGCGTACCAAGCGATTCGATGCCACCACTCACTCACATCTCCCGGCTCTGAATCCTTGCGTTCAAGATACCTAAGCCGATTTTCGTGAAAGCTGTAGTCATATTTCAACAGCAGAACCAAGCTGAATACAAAAAGCAAAATACTCGCCGTCAATAGAATCCATGCTGTTTGAATGGGAAACCCGAGCTTTTCTAGCTGAAGCAGGTTTGCGCCAGACGAAAAAAATGAAGCACATACAGCCAAAGCTCCTCCGCTCAGCAACAGCATCAACTTCAATAAATCCTGAGCCCTGAGCACAAGAGCTCGCTGAGCATCGTTGTGAAGGTCGATTTCCTTCTCCCACCATTTGGCTTCAGTCTCAGTTTCTTTTTCTTCACACATATTCTTTCCTGGCGGCGGTTGTGACGAACGTACTGCATTATGAGCCATGGGGCCCATGCTGCGGAAAACTGGGGCAGCCTAAAGTTTTCGTTGTACTCCCCCCCGCTACAACCCCCGCCACTCGCCGGTTTGCCGCGCGCGCGTCAGTCTCAGCACTGTCATTTCACAACGCGCAGGCAACCATCCATGGCCGACTTTCTACACGGCGTCCGCGTCCTCGAAGTCAACGAGGGCACCCGCCCGATTCGCACCGTTTCCACCGCCGTCGTCGGCATGGTCTGCACCGCAGAAGACGCTGACCCGCTGGCCTTCCCGCTCAACACCCCGGTGCTGCTCACCAACGTGCAAGCCGCCCTTGGCAAGGCGGGCACCACAGGCACCCTGCGCGCGAGCCTCCAGGCCATCGCAGACCAGACCAAGCCCTTCACCATCGTCGTGCGTGTGGCCGAAGGCGAAGGCCAAACCCCGGCCGAGAAGGACGCCGCCACCGTCAGCAACCTGATCGGTACCACCACCGCCGAAGGCAAGTACACCGGCATGAAAGCCCTGCTGGCTGCTAAAGGCCGGCTCGGCATCGTGCCGCGCATCCTTGGCGTGCCCGGGCTCGACAGCCTGCCAGTGGCTACCGCCCTGGTCAGCATCGCCCAGGACCTGCGCGCCTTTGCCTACGTCAGCGCCCATGGCTGCAAGACCAAGGAAGAAGCGGTCGCCTACCGCGAAGGCTTCGGCGCCCGTGAAGTCATGGTCATCTGGCCGAGCTTCGAGCGCTGGGACACCACCACCAACGCCACCACCATCGCCCCGGCTGTGGCCGTAGCGCTCGGCCTGCGCGCCAAGATCGATCAAGAGGTCGGCTGGCACAAAACCCTGTCCAACGTCGCCGTCAACGGCGTGACCGGCATCAGCGCGGACGTGTGGTTCGACCTGCAGAACCCCGCCACCGACTCCAACTACCTCAACGGCAACGAAGTCACCACGCTGATCAACGAAACCGGCTACCGCTTCTGGGGCTCGCGCACCTGCAGCGACGACCCGCTGTTCGCCTTTGAGAACTACACCCGCACCGCCCAGATCCTGGCGGACACCATGGCCGAGGCCCACTTCTGGGCAGTCGACAAGCCCATGACCCCGGGCCTGATCAAAGACATCGTTGCCGGCATCAACGCCAAGTTCCGCGAGTTGAAAACCGCCGGCTACATCATCGACGGCGAGTGCTGGTACGACGAGGAAGCCAACGACGCCACGACCCTCAAGGCCGGCAAGCTCTTCATCGATTACGACTACACCCCCGTGCCGCCGCTCGAAGACCTCACCTTCAAGCAGCGCATCACCGACCGCTACCTGCTCGACTTCGCCGCGCAGATCAACGCCGCCTAAGCCCGGCCAAGCCGCTAACGCACACAGGAGCAACGCCCCATGGCACTGCCTCGCAAACTCAAGAACATGCTGCTTTTCAACGACGGCAACAGCTACCAGGGCGTGGTTAAGTCCTGCACCCTGCCGCCCCTAGCTCGCAAAATGGAAGCCTTCCGCGGGGGTGGCATGAACGGCCCCGCGTTCGCCGACCTGGGGCTGTCCGACGACGGCATCAAGTTCGAGTGGATGCTCGGTGGCCTCGACCTGCAGGTACTCAAGCAGTGGGGCGCGATTAGCGCCGATGGCGTACCGCTGCGCCTCGCCGGCGCCTACCAGCAGGATGACACCGGCGAAGTCACCGCCGTGGAAGTCGCCGTGCGCGGCCGTCACGAGACCATCGAGATGGGCGACGCCGCACCTGGTGAAGACACCGAGCACAGCGTCACCACCGTCTGCACCTACTACAAGCTCAGCGTGAACGGCGCCGATGTCATCGAAATCGACGTCCTCAACTTCATCGAACGCGTCGACGGCAAAGACCTGCTCGCAGAGCAGCGCAAGGCTCTCGGCATCTGACTTCTTCAGCGGCTCCTAAAAGGGGCCGCTGTAAGTCCCCCGCTCAATCTCCATCCCAGCGTTGAAGAAGGTTTGAGAAATGGTTTGGGTAGAATTCGACACCTCCTCAGCGTGCCGGACATATAACTGTGCGATTAGCATTTGGTTACCGTACTGATCGCCCCCTTCATCCTCAATGGTACGTGCTGCCACCAGCGCGGCGCTGCCACTCTCGTGAATCCCTTTGAGTGCCCCTACAAATCTGCTGACCTCAACTACGATTTTGGGGCTCCCGCTACCCAATAGATCGATGGACTCTATTTGTTTTACAAACTGCTTTATGCCCTCAAGTTGGGGCGACAAGTTCTCAAAAATCATTCCAGAGTCTCGCAAAATCCTCAGGTTATCGGTTAGCGAATTACTGAGGCTATTTGCCTGCACCATCACGGTACTCAGGCTCATAATCAGAACGTGTTTACGTTCGGCAAATCGTTGCTCCTCCCTGCGCCCTTGAGAGCTCGCAATCCAAAGCGCCACAGCCATGGAGCCAATCCCTATCCAGGTCTCGCTCTCAACTGTCACGTACTGGCTAGCGAAGTAGCCTCCGACCAATACCAACAAAAGGCATAGTGGCCAGAAGGACTTTCCTGTTTTGAAAAAATTTTTCTTCATGCTCATTCCTAGCACTTCCATCGATAACACACTATAGCGTTCCGCCTCGTTGTAGCTGTGTTTGCTACAACGCGGCTCAATCGTTTGTCGCGCGCGCGCTAGGCACAGTGGCAGCTCCAACACAGGAGCAACCCCATGGAACAGAAAGACGAAGCCGGCACCAAGGCCGCAGTAGCAGCCCCGGCCGCCAACCCGAACACCGCTGTCGTCACCCTCGACACGCCGATCGAGCGAGGCACCACCACCATTGCCGAAGTCAGCCTGCGCAAGCCGATGTCCGGTGAGCTGCGCGGCGTGGCCCTGACCGACCTGCTCAACCTCGAGGTCAACGCCCTGCGCAAAGTGCTGCCGCGCATCACCACCCCCATGCTCACCGACATCGAGGTCGGCCGCATGGACCCCGCCGACCTGGTCGAGCTCGGCACCACGGTGGCCGGTTTTTTGTTGAGGAAGTCGGTGAAGGCGGAAGCATTCCTCACTGCGTAGACGACGCAATGGCCGACCTGGCCGTGGTCTTTCACTGGGCGCCCACCCACATGGACGCCCTCAGCCTCACCGAACTGATGGAATGGCGCGAGCGCGCCCGGGTACGGAGCCAGAGCGATGGCCGCAAATAACCTCAAACTGCAGCTCATCCTCTCCACCCTGGATAAGGTCACCGCACCGCTGAAAAAGATGCAGGGCGGCAGCATCGGCGCCGCCCGCGCACTCAAGGATGCCCGCGACCGCCTCAAGGAACTCAACGGCCAGCAAAAGGATATCAGCGCCTGGCGTGCCCAACGCACGGCCGCCCAGCAAAGCGAAGTGGCGCTCAACGCCGCCCAGCAGCGCGTTAGAACGCTCAGCCAGCAAATGCAGGCCAGCAGCGCGCCCACCCGGCAGATGTCCCGTGACCTACAGGGCGCCATCCGCCAGGCCACCGCACTCAAGGGCGCCCACCAGCAAAACCAGACTCAGCTGCAGGGCCTGCGCACCAAGCTCAACGCCGCCGGCATCAGCACCCGTAACCTCAGCGCCGGTGAACGCGACCTCAAGGCGAAGATCACAGCCACCAACGCCGCGCTGACTCAGCAAGAGAACCGCCTCAAGCGCATCACCACCCAGCAGCAGCGCCTGGCCAAAGCGAAATCGCAGTACGAGAAAACCCAGGGAATGGCCGGCAGCATGGCCGGTAGCGGCGCCGCAGGGCTGGCCACCGGTAGCGGCATTCTCTACGCCGGCGCCCGCATGATGGCGCCCGGCGTGCAGTTCGACGCGGACATGAGCAAGGTCCAGGCCCTCACCCGCCTGAGCAAAGACGACAACCAGCTGGCTGTCATGCGCGCGCAATCCCGCCAGCTCGGCGCCGACACCATGTTCAGCGCTACCGATGCCGCCCAGGGGCAAGGCTTCCTGGCCATGGCCGGTTTCAAGCCCCAGGCGATTCTCGAAGCAATGCCCGGCATGCTCGACCTGGCCAAGGCCGGCGACAGCGGGCTGGCGGAAACCGCCGATATCGCCTCGAACATCCTCACCGGCATGAACCTCGAGGCCAAGGACATGGGCCGCCTGGGTGACGTGCTGGTCGGTGCCTTCACCCGCTCCAACACCAACCTGCAGATGCTCGGCGAAACCATGAAATACGTGGGGCCGGTCGCCGCCAGCGTTGGGCAGGATGTAGAAACCGTCGCCGCCATGGCCGGCAAGCTGGGCGATGCGGGCATCCAGGGCAGCATGGGCGGTACCGCTCTGCGCGCGATCCTCAACCGCCTCAGCGCACCGCCGGCCGCCGCGGCCAAGGCCCTCAAAAAGCTCGGCATCAGCGCCAAGGACGCCACCGGCAACATGCGCGCCATGCCGGATATCCTCACCGAGCTGTACAAGAAAACCGAGAAGATGGGCGACGCCGACCGCGCCGGCATCCTCAAGCACATCGCCGGCGAAGAAGCCGTCAGCGGCCTGCAGGTGCTGGTCAAGCAAGCAGGCAGCGGCGAGCTGCAGAAATTCATCGGTACGCTACGCGAAACCCGGGGCGAAGCCGCCGCAACTGCAAAGACCATGGGTGACAACCTGGTCGGCGACCTGGACGAACTGTCCTCAGCATGGGAAGACCTCGGCATCCAGCTCCAGGAACAACAGAACGGCCCGCTGCGCGAGCTGGTCCAGGGCCTGGCCAACGTGGTCGGCTCGGTAAAAGCGTGGATCGTCGAGAACCCCACCCTGGCCGCGCAGATCGTCAAAACCGCCGCGGGCCTGGGCATCATCATGGCCGTAATGGGCAGCATCACCCTGGCGCTGGCGAGCGTGCTCGGCCCGTTCGCCATGGTGCGCTTCGCCATGATGCTGCTCGGTATCAAGAGCCTGGGCCTGGTCACCGCACTGAAGTTTGTCGGCACCGCCCTGCTGTGGATCGCCCGCCTCGCCATGGCCAACCCCATCGGCCTGCTCATCACCGTGCTCGCCGGCGGCGCCTACCTCATCTACAAGAACTGGGACGCCGTGAAGGCCTACATGGGCGCGCTCTGGGCAGAGCTCAAAGCGGGCGTTAGCGGAGGTATCGGCGGCATTGCCGCCACCATCCTCAACTTCAGCCCACTGGGCCTGTTCTACCGGGCGTTCGCGGGCG